AAAAAACATATTAAAACTACGATCGCTATCCTCCATAAGGCGTATCCTAACAGGATCGCCAATAACAAAATCTCCATTGGATCTATATACACAATGTGCATTCTTAAATCCAGAACTTTTAGGGTTTAGCAGCTATTTAACTTTTAGAAATAGGTATGCAGAAATGGGTGATATTCCTGTCGGATCGAATCGTTGGATCTCTATACCCAAATATTACAAAAACCTTGAGGAGTTAGAAAATAAACTTAAAGGATTTTCTAGTCGTGTTCGTAAAGATGAATGTCTTGATTTAGAGCCTAAGGTCAGACAAAAAAGAAATATAGAATTAGAAGGTGATGCTAAAAAAATATATGAGAAGTTAAGAACAAATGCTTTAGCTATTGTCCAGGACAGCACCATATCTTTTTCTAACAAATTGACTGAGATAATCAAACTGCACCAGGTTTGTAACGGTTTTACAAAAAATGATGATGGTGAAATTATGCAGTTGCATAATCAAAAACTAAAAGCTCTTGAGGAGATACTTGAAGAGACAGATGGCAAGGTTATTATATGGGCTAACTATATTTATAACATTCAAGAAATCATAACCTTTTTAGAAAAGAAATATGGTAAAGAATCGGTTGTAAGTATTTATGGAGCTATAGATGTTGAGACTAGAAAAGAAGCTGTCGAGAAAATTCAAAAGGACCCTACGGTACGGTTCCTTGTTGGTAATCCAACTACTGGGGGTTTTGGTCTTACTCTTACTGCTTGTAACACAGTAATTTATTATTCTAATAATTATAACCTAGAAGTTAGAATGCAATCAGAAGATAGAGCTCATAGAATGGGTCAGAAGGGTACTGTTGTCTATGTTGATATTGTAGCTAAAGGTACTCTAGATGAGGCTATTATGAAGTCGTTAACTAAAAAAGGTAGGGTTGCTGCTAAAACTTTAGGTGAAGAAGAATTAAAGAGCTGGCTTATTTAACTTATTAAACTGTTCTACTCTCTCTAAAAATTTATCTCCATATTCCTTTAAATCAGGCTCTGAGAGCTTAAATTCTTGATATTGTAGGTCTCGGGTACAGATTGCTATTACACCCTGCTCTATGGGGCCGTAATTGGCTGTATGGGCTAAATAATAGGCACCCAACTGATATTTATAGTCTTCTACCCATTCTTCTTTCTTTGGTTTATTAGACTGTTTCCAATCCACAATACTAGGCTTTCCGTAAGCCACAGCAGTTAAATCACATGTTCCTGCAAATTTATTTTGATATTCTAAACTAATCTCATTACCCCACACTTCTGATATATCTATATTTTTCAGTATGGTCTTTGCCATCATTCTAGGTTTAGCACCTTCATCACTAGCATTATAATATCCTTGTCCATTTAAGGCATACTCTAATACTTGGTGCATTTCAGTTCCAATTGTAGATGCTTGATGCATAATTCTATCTGCCTCAGTTTCTCCTACTCGTCTTCTCCAATTATCTAAAAATCTTTTATCTTTAGTTGCACTTAATATAGTCGTAACACTTGGTACTTTTATGTTATCAACTAAATATTTTCGTCCTGTGGTATCTGAGAATCTATTGTAATGCTTATAAGGGTATTTCTTAATGAGCTTCATGCATCATTAATACTATATATTGTTTGAAAGTACAGCTAAAACTACGGCTATACATCCACCGATAATCCATTTTTCCATTCTAGCTATTCTTGTTTCCATTCTATCTATTCTCTCAAAAGTTTGTTTTTGCATCAATCTGCAAATTCTTTCATGGTTTTCAATTCGATCCATTGCAGATTTACTTCTAGGCATTATGATTGTCCTTGCCTTCTTGCAGCTATTTGTGCACTTAACGGATCGTTAGGGAATAAAGCTTGTACGGTTTGCGGTGTCGCTTGTCCGGTAGCCGGTGTTGCTGGTTGTTGCACAGGATTAACTAATTGATCTTCAATACCTTCAGTTATCATACCTTGATCAGCTTCTACGTTTCTTGCAGCTTCATCAACTTCTACTTCTTCTCTATTTCTTAATGATGCTTGTAGGTAATCAACCATTTGATTATCGGTTTCAACATTACCTGATGATCCTGTAAAGTCTTCTGCAAACATAGACTCTACTGTTTCTTTTGGTAAGTTCTTTTCATCATAAATTGGTTGTTCAATTTTATAACTTTGGTTTAGTAATTCTTGTTGAATTGCTTTTGGATCAACTGTCTTAGGATTTACTCTTGGTAAATCTTTATCTTCATCAGATAAGTAATTCATTAATCTTGCAAACGCTTCTCTCTTTTGAGTTAAACCTGCTGCACTTAATTTAGGATTAATACTTCTAATGCTAAACTTATTATCAAATCCAATCTTTTTACCTTTTAAACCTTTAATTAATTCTTCAGGTAACAGTGCATCATTCATATATCTAATTGCAGTTGGATCCGTTAACATTCTTCCTGCACGTCTAGCTAATAATAAAAATATTGCAGGTGCAAATGGGTTAACTGTAAACATTCCTGCTCCAACAAACATACCACCAGCTACAGATCCAAATGATCCGAGTGTCATTCTTCTCTGTAAGAAGGTAGATGTATCAGATAAAGGAATATCCGAAATCGCTTTCATGTAGTTTGTAAATTTATAAAATTCATTAGTTCCATCTTGGCCAAGTAATTTAACCATCTTCTCTCTACCAATATCAGAAGTCGCTTCACCAATACCAAGCTTGTTCATAAACTTATTAATATTAAAATCAGCAAAGTCTTTTGGACTAAATCTTATTGAGCTTATATCGTAAATACCATTATTCAATTTAACATCATCAATACTAAATTGTCTTGCAGCTTGTAATTCTTCAGTTCCTAATCTTTTCATTGCATCTTGTGCATACTCAGTTCCCGCTTTAACTCCTGCAGATTGACCAACTACATCTTTAAATATTGATTGAGCTGCTGGACTTCCTGCAGTATCAAATGAAGATAAGAATGCATTAAACATGTATCTTGATTTAGCTGCATCAAATAATCGTTTTCCGTTGTCCGTTGCTTTTGATCCTGTAGCACCTAGTAATACTTTAAATTGTTCTATTGCATCAGGTGAATTCGATGCAAATACATCTCTTTCCATTGTTTGAAATACTTGGTCTCTTGATAACCTCTCTGTACCTAAAATGTTATTTACACCTTTGTTTGTGAATAATGTACTATCAAATGCTCTTAGTTTTTTAGGAACACCCATCTTTTGATAGAATCCCATAATGCTTGAGAAGGTAGAGTTAGCATCATATAGCTTGCTATATAATTGTTCTGCATCAGCAATATTTTTATTAATAAATCCATCAGCAAACTCTTTACCTTGTTGCTTAGTCATTTCTTCGTAAGTTTCTCTTATACCTTGGTCTTTTAAAAAATTATCTTTTGTTAAGTTTGATCCAAATGCATTTAAATCATTTTCCATAGCTTCTCTTAATCCCCAGATAGATGCTCTAACGTTTTGATATTGTGTACCTTCAATAGCTCTATTCATCATCTGCATTAAACCTTTGTATTGTTTTGGAGTAATCATTTCATCACTTATAGCTACAGATGCTTGCATGAATAAATTTAATGGATCGCCTTCAGCTTTTAAAAGTTTATCAATATTTTTAATATCTATTTCTCTACCTAACCCTGATACATATCCAGTTAGTTCGGGGAACATTTGTCTATTTTGATCTAAGAATTCTCTAGCTCTTTTCTGTAAGTTTGTCATTCTAATAACTTTTGGATTACCTACTGTGTCCGCTAATGTATCAAATGCTTTATACTTAGCACCAATCAATGCAGATCTTTCTTGAAACACTTTAGCTGCTTGGTTGTAAATTGATGATGATAAAGCAGATGTTTTCATTATAGGTGCAAACTCTGCTAATGAATTTAAATATTGTTTACCTGCTGCTTGTTCAGCTCCTTCTAATGCTGATCTACCTATTCCAGATACAAATGGAAATACACCAACAGTTTTAAAATAATTTCTACCAACATCAGATAATAGACCATCTTCAATTGCAGTATTTAGTGGTAATGGTAATCCTTTATCTCTTGCATACTCTGCAAGTTCTTTTGCTTTAGCACCTTTAGTTCCAAATAATTTTGATCCTAATTTACCTAATGGACCACTAATGAATGGTGTAAGTGCTGCAGCTCCTGCATTCCAATACGCAGCAGTCTTTGTTGCTTGTGCTGCATTTAGTAAAATATCTTGATCAATATCTCTATCTGGTAAGTCAGCAAACTCATCTGTAATTGCATTTGCAATTGTTAATCCAGCCTGTTCATTTAACATGTCATATGTTACAGATCCTGTTCCTGCACCAACAGATCCGCCTAATACAGAATATAGTTCCGCTCTACCTAAAGGACTCTGTACTACTTTGGCAGGGGCATCAGCTACTCTTGCAACTAATTTTAATGCACCACCTAATAATTTAAATCGTCCTGGTAATTTGTCTGCAACTTTAGTAGCACCTTGTAAAAATTTACCTGGTCCTCTTTGCCATAAGTTTCCTGATTTAGCTGCACCAAAAATCTTTTTTCTCATTGCAACATAGGGTGCAATACTTCCTGATAAGTCACCTGCAAGCTCTGCTGTAGGTCTTCCTTTGAATATTGAATCTTCTGCATCTAATGCAGCAGCTATTGGATCTTTGTAAAATTCTTCTGCTCTTGCTATATCTTTTGCAGCTTTAGTTCTTTGTGCACCAAGAACAGACATCTTAGGTCCTTTAAGTTCACCTCTATCAATAAGTTCATCAATGATTTGTCTTTGTCTTTGATTTAATTTAGATGGATCTAAAGATTTATCATCTAATCTTTTTTGAAGTTCTTCTTTTGTGATAGCCATTAGAAAGCCTCCAACAATTCTTGTGTGCTCTGATCTTTATAAGGATTTACTATTTGGTTTTCTGAAACAGCTTCTGGACCCATGATACCATATTTTCTTCTGTAGTTATCAATTGTCGATGAGTCACCAAAGAATGAGAATTGATAATCATTTTCTAGTCGTGATATATCAGCAAGTATTGTTTCATTAACCGCTTCAAGTGATTTAATAACTTGTTTTTGACCTCTTAATAATGGGAAGATGTTAACTAGATCTTTTGCCATTTGAATATCTTTTTGTGTTAATCTGTCTTTGTCTTTCAATGAATTAGCAAGTGCATATGTTAAAATTGTTTCATTGATTGCTAATCTTTCAAGGTTAGCAGCATCAGTTTCGTCTCTAAACATACCCATTGATTTTAAAGTATCAGCAAATAATTTATCTGTTTTACCAAAGTTTTTATCTAAGAAATTTCTAGCTTCTTCTTCTGACATACCATCATTCATCAAATCTCTTACATAATCATCTTTAAGCTCTTCAATCTGTCTTAAACCATCCTCTTTAGATCCTGCAAAACTTAAACCTAAGTCATCTAATGCATCACCTAGACGTGTTGTAAACAAGTTGAATCGACCAGCAGGACCAGCAAATTTTTTCTCTGCTCCTTCTGCTTCTCTTAAAATATCAATTGTTTTTCTACCTAGGTTGTATGCTTTATATTTACCAGATAAGTTTCTTAGTGTTTCACCTTGTTCTTTCGTTGCATATTTAGCATCTACAAATCTATCAAATGTTCCAACAGGCGCTGTTTGAAATAATTGTCTACCATATTGATCTGTTTGTCCTGGTACAGCTATTTGAATAGTTCCATCTTTAAGTTGTCTTGCAGACATATTTCTTACATTACCTCTATCGTCAGAGAATTGAATAATACCTGCAGTTGCATCAGGAAAATCAGGTGCTTCTAAAATAGCATTTCTTGCTTCAAATTCTTCTTGTGCAAGCTCTAATGCATCAGACATAAATTCATTTTCTAATTCGTTTTCTTTTAGTTTTATTGCAGCATAATTATTTACTGCTGGTCCAATTGCTTTACCAAATACTTCTAATGCTCCACCTATTCCACCTTTTGTTGTAGTTCCAGATAATAATCCAGACGCAAGGTTAGATAAGAATACTAATTTAGCTTGTGATGATTGACCTGCCATTAATTCTTTTCTTATTTGTTTTGCTCTTTCAATAACAGAATCAGTAACTTGTGATCCGTCAGCTGCTGTTATTTTACCTGGTTTGTTTAAATCTGTTTTAGCACCTGCCGTTACAACATTAGCGTTTGCTTGTTGATCTGTTTTCTTTTCATTTTCCTGCTCTGTAACTGTAGTAGTTTTAATTTGTTGTGGTTTTTGAGGTTCTGTTGGACCACCTCCTGCAATCTCATCCATTCTAGGACGTTGATTTTTAACTACTTTATCAATGTCTACTAACTGATTATCTATTGTTGCTCTATTATCTTCAGCTACAAGTTTATCTGTAACAGATTCAGTTTCAGGTCTTACACCTCTAGCTCTTTTTCTTTTTTCTAAAGTTGTTTTAGGTTCAACTGACGGTAATTTTTCTTTTGGTACAAATTTCCCAAATAATTCTTCATCAGTAAATCCGCCTGCTTCACCTTCTAATGCTTTAATTTCATTCATTCTTTTAAACTCTTCATACTCCGCTGGAGACATAGCTTTAATTCTTGCTAATTCTTTTTTACCTGCATCGTATCTATTTTTTAATCCGTAAGCAGATCCTAATGCTATAATTCCTGGTCCTGAAGCTAAAGCAGATGCACCTGGAATTTTCATAGCACCTAAACCACCTAATGTTTGTAAACCAAATCTTGTAATACCACCTAATTCTTTGTTTGGATCTGCATAATCTAAAACTTTACCAGTTCCCATATAACCAAGTTCAAAAGGAATGATATTTCTAGGTCTTAAACTTCTTACGATAGGGTTTCTCATAAAATTTTGAAACATAGTAGGTTTTGGTGGTCCAAAACGTTGTGTGTTAACCGGAGAATATGTTCCTTGTCCAGGTACTACTGCAGGTACGTTTGGAGAACTATAAGGTTGACCAACCATAATACCCACGTTAGCTTTGATAGGTTTTAAGTGACCTTTCTCAAGTGCAGCCTGTCTAAACATAGGACGATTTAAAACTTTATCTATAGCCATTGATCCTCCTATTTGTTTTGTGCAGTTTGATAAGCTGTAAATGCTCCTAGTCCTGTACCAACTGCTTGTGCTAATGGACTTGTTGTTGGAGCTGTTCCCATTGTTATACCTGATTGTGTTTTAGGTCCTGCTGCATACAAGTTAGCTAAGAACTCAGCTCTTTGGTATGGTTCGTATTGTTGTTGTAATGTAGATTGTCTTTGTGCATCTAAAGCAGCTTGAGCTAATTGTCTTTGCACACCACCTGCACCAAACAATTGATTAATATCTTGTTGAGCCATTTGTTGTTGTTGCGCACCTAATGCTCCTAATTGTTGTCCCGCAGCTAAACCAACTTGTTGTTGTCTTTGCGCTGCACCTAATGCAGTAGTGAATCCTTGTTGTTGTGCTCTTCCCATAGCTTCTAATGCTCTGTTAGCGATTTCAGCTTGAGCAACACCTTGTCTACCTCCACCAAATGCACCACTTCCTACAGCTTGTGCACCTAATTGATTTTGCATCATCTGCGCTTGTCTACCAATTTCACCAGTTACATATTGTTGGTAAGGGTTTAAATATTGTGCAATATCTGATGCACCAATTGGACCTGCTGCACCTTGTATTTGTGAAATACCTTGGCCAAGTGTTCCTGCCCCAATACCAGTAGTACCAGCTTGAGTCATTCCTAATTGTTCTAATCCAGATAAAGGCGCTACTTGAATATCAGGTAAGTTTATAGGCTCTTGCGCTACCTGTCGCGCAATGTCCATTAATTCTATTTTACGTTCTTCAATACCTGGAGCTTCTCTTACAAACGATGTTTGTGCAGTTGGTGCTGCTGCAGGTTGTGATGATCCTCCTCCAAAAAAACTCATATTATATCCATTTCTCTAGTTGCACATGTTTCTTTTTCCATCCCCATTTTTTGGAAACTCTTTCCCAACCAGGTCTGGCCATGATGCTAAGTCTTTTACATTTATTGACTGTAGCAAATTCTGTAACACTTTGTATTAAAGAGTCTTCCCAAAGATCTCTTCTCTTACCCGTGCAAATTATTATTTCGTATTGATTATAGTTTGGCATCTCTGCAATACGCCCAACACAGATACCAAATACTTTATTTTCTTCAGATTCATCCGAACCAAACATGATCCAACATTGCATCATATCTTTTTTTAATTGTTCCATTACCCAAGAAGAATCAGCATACTTACCTGAGAATGCTAAAGCTTCGGCTACCATAAATTCTGCAAGTGGCCAAAACTTTTCAATGTCTTTTGGCTCTAGTGGTAAAATACTAACTAAAGGTTTAATTTGTTTTTTGTTCGCTGTCGCCATTTTTCTCCTTCAATAAATCAAATACTCTTTTGTATCTTGCTTGTTGTTCGTAGAAATATTTAGCGCCTTTTTCTCTCATATCTTTCATACTATTTGGATTTGCTCCAGCTATGATTCCAGCACCTAATACTCCATCTGCTCTTGTTACAAACTCTCCGTCTGCTAATTGAGCTAACATTGTATCTTCGTCTTTGTCTCCGTTTCCAGATCCGTCCTCTACATAACCTGATGCTCTAACATAATTGTTAGCATCATTTTCGTCATGAGAAACTTTTGATGGAAGATAGTTAACACCACCTTCATTAAATTTTTGTATCTCTGCTATACCACCTGTTCGCAGTCTTTGTACATTCATTGAATAAGGACCCATTCTTTTATCACCTAAACCTTGTTCTTCAGGTGCATAAATTTTTTCATAAGCTTTTTCTTCGCCAGTTGTTGGATCAATATATGTGTATCCAGGTCTTTGATCTCTTAATTGTAAATAACTCATGTTATATCCAGGCATGTAAATATCTTGTGGTGCTTGATCAAACGCACCTAAGGCTAATGGAATAGCTCCTGCAGCTAAAGATACTTTTAAAGGATCATAAGCTCCTCCTGGTTCTTTTCTTAAAATATCTAGTAGAGATCCTTTGTCCGGTGTCTCAGCAATTCTTTCATAGATTGGTGAACCATCTCTATACTCTCCTATCACTCTTGGACTAGCTTTAGCTGTCGGCATACCTGGTGTAGCTGAAATTCTTTGAGTTAAAGGCATTGCAGCAAATTGTTGCGCTGCTTGTGAACCTGGAAACATAGAAAGACCAGTTGTACCTAAAGCATATCCACCATAAGCACCTGTTGCACCACCTAGTAACGCTCCTAATCCTGAAGCTCCAGATTGTCTTGCTCCTTGATATCCTTTGTAACCACCGTATGCTGCTAATGCGTAGGGTAAAAGATTTAACATGTAATACAATTCTCCTTTAAAGATCTTTAATAGCAAATATTACCATTTTACTTAGGTAATATCAACTCATCAGCAAAACGTCCTTCATATTGATGTTCACCAATATGTGCAATAGGGTCGTCAATAAATGCATAGCATTTACCACCCTTGTCTCTCCATAGCTTACAAAAGGCAAAATCTTCACCTAAATAAGTTTTGGTTACTGGGTCATGAATACAGTCAAAAAAGTTCCACATATGAGGTTTAGTTACATACTCACCATTGATAACAGTCTTTTGAACTATTGCCTTATCTGGATAATCCTTAATCATTTTGTCGAATACTTGTCTTTTAATTAACATACAACCAGTTGGACTATGAGTTACTTCAATAACCCCTCTTTCAATTTTAATATCATCATGTGGGTCAGCTAATTTCATTGGGTAAAGATTAGTCCATTTACCCATATCCTGTGGATTTTTAATCTCACCTTTTTTAAACTTGTCGTAAACTTTATCCCACTTAATAGTCTTTAATGGGTAAGGTATTGAGATAATGTCTTTATCCCTTTCAAGCATTTTAAATATAGAATGTGCATTAAATATAATATCCGAATCAACAAATAACATATGCGTACAATCAGATTCTAAAAATCCAGACACACATAAATTTCTACCCTGTGTAACAAGTGATGATTTCATTATTTGAAAGGTCACTAATACATTTTTTTCAAAACATAGTTTTTGAAATTCTAACAATCCTTGAGCATAGTGAATAGAACACTGATCATGTACTGGTGTTGCAACAAATATTCTGTAAGGGGATTGTTGTAGTTCTAGCTTAACCGGTGGTCGTTGTCCGGTGTCCGTTTTCCACATAGGAGTAACATTCTTCACTCCATCAACTAGTTTTGGTCTAGGCTTTATTTCGTTCATTGATGGCTCCTCTCAAAAAACTTTCCCATTCCATTCCTTTTTTATTCCAATTATAAAATCGTTTATAGAATTTTTGTTGTTCGTCTAAGTGTTCTTGTATAAACGGTTCATGTAAATAACTTGCTGCAACTTCAATAGCAGCTGCGGTATCTCTAGCCATCGTTTCATAGTTATCTGTGTAGTTAACATATACAGGCCATTCAGAACATGTTTCATATAACGCCCCATAGTTATTAGTAATAACATGAACACCTGCAGCTAAAGCCTCTAAAGCAGATACACAAAAAGTTTCTTCAAATGTGCTTGGGTAAACATATAAATCATAATCAGTCATATGTTCTAAAATATATTCGTTAGTTTCATATCCAATATAGTTTACATTAGGTAATTGTCTTGCTTGTTCATATAATGGTTTAAAATTATCATCATTCTGTTGTTTGAACTGATCTCCATAAACCTGTGTAGATGAATACACATCTAATGTAATATTAGGATTTTTTACTTCTTGCATAGCACGAAGTACAACATTCAATCCTCTCCACGGTGTGTTGTGATGTAATATTTTTATAGGTTGTCCTTTTTCATAAGGTCTTCTTTGTGGAAATGATGTGCAACCATTTTTAATAACTACAGATCTATCTGCTGGTATATCAAAGAAGTATCTAAACTTTTCATAGTTCCAATGTGAATTAAATACATACCAATCATATTCTTTATGTCTTTCTTTATTACCAAAAAATTCTTGTAAGTTTGGTTGATCGTATGAATTTTTTTGCCAAAGAATGTTTACTTTGTTTGGATCGATTGGAACTTTACCAGGTACAGATGTACATATTTGTACTTGGTCTAATAATTCTTTTGGAACATGCTTGTGCAGCATTTCCATCTGTAGCTCAGTGGCTCCTCTGGGTTTCATTATTTCTCCCTAGTTAAAAATAAATTTAAAGTTAGTCTGCCATCATATATATCTTTTCCATGATGTCCATAACCTTTATGAGCAAATGATCCAGGAAATATAACAATTCTATTTTGAACAAATTTTATATCATTAACAATATTGTCATTCTCGTCATATAAATAAGTTCCTGAATTTAAGTTTGTTTTAGATAAATATACTAAAATAGATAAATCTGTTTGGTCTTTGTGTATCCAATCTAAAGATTCGTCTTTTTCTAATCTTAAATGTAAATGACTTTTAATATTCCAAAAACCTCCGTCAATTAATTTTTTTTGAAAAATTAAATAGCATAGGTATTCGTGCAAAAAAATATTTTCTACTATTAAAGGTTTACTTCTTGTTCCTGGCCAGCTTTCTCCTGATGAATTAGTTAAGGCCATCATTTCCTCTTTAGTGTATAATTTTATTTTTTTCATTTCTGGTAAAATAAAATCTAATCGAGGAAAAAAATTATCTTCTTGAATTACTTTCACTTTTTTGTTTTAGCACCCATTGAAACTCTAGTAACTTTTATTTCAAGGTCTTGTCTAAAATCTTCTGCAGTTGTATCTACACTTTGATCTGCAACTTCTGCATCAAACTCAGCTTTGCTTGCATAAATTTTACCAGTTCTTTTATGTCTTATAATTTCTTTAGCTTCAGCAGGTATTTTTGGTAAATCACTCATAATTATCTTCCTTGTCGGTTGTATTTCTTATAGTCTCTTTTTTCACTTTTTGAAAGACTTTTTTTATGACGACCAGGACGCTTTTTAGGTTTTGGTCTAGGGACGTAGTGTGTAAATTTTTGTTTAGCCATTTTGATCTGATCTATTTATTTCAAGAATGGATACCACAGCTGAGACTGAATTGGTAGTATTACATTCAATATTTAATGTATCACTTTCCTCAAGTATGATTGGTCCTTTTGCTATATTACATATTGTAGGCCCAGAGATAGATGCATAAGCTATTTGTATTGTTGATGTATTTGTTGCATCAGTAATACTTGCTTTTAATATCTTTGATCCAGATTCATTTGTTACTTGTATATTTTGTATGATAGCACGTGAGTTAGACGGTGACGTATACACTGTCACTGCTGCAGTAGTATTAGGATCGTAGAATGCGTTTTTATATATGTTAGCCATTTGTCGTATCGTACCATTTTAATGAACCCACAACATCATCACCATTTGATGCACCTTTAGCACATAAAGTTAGTGTGTCAGATGCACCTGCTATTGTTTGTCCAAGTTGATATTCAAAATTAAAACCATCTCCAAAGTTTTCAATAGAAACCCCTTTACCAGATAAATAAGTTCTATTTATAATAGTCCCACCTGTAATAGTTGTAGTACCAGTTAAATCATATTCTACATTATCAGAATAACTTGTATATGAAAACGCTGTTGATGGAGTTGCATTTTGTCTTAATTGTAGTTCAAAATCAGAGTTAGATACAGCAGAAGCTATAAAACCTTGAGGAATAATAAGTGCGTAAGGTCGTCCTGATTTAATTCTAATCGTTGCTATATTATAAAACGTTCCAGCCGTTGTTAAATTCACTCCACCTAATGAAGCTGTTCCAACTGATTGAATAACTCCTTGTGGAGAATAACCACCTTCAATCATACAAGAAGAACAGACTTGTTGTAATACGGCTGCACCAGATATCGTCCCTGTCGTTTCTATTTCATATCTTATGGGTAAGTTTGCAGTTTGCATATAAACCGTATCTAAATTATTTGCATTTAAAAATGTATGTGCTGTAATAAATTTACCATCAATAACAAAACCAACTCTAACAGATCCCATTCCTAGCCATTCATAATCTGTAAACATAATGGTCGCTTTAGTTGGATCTAATGTATAACCCGATGCACCAGTACCATCTAACTTATCTCCATTCCAAGATGATTGAGCAACATCATTATCTACAGCAGATCCTGTTACATAAGTACGTCTTACTATCTGATAACCTGTTCCAGTGTCTTCAAAAAATATTCCATTGTTTGCATCAAAAGTTCCAACACGTTGTTCTAATCCAGATTCTTGTGCATTCATTACAAATGTATTAAATATAAATAATGACTTACCTGGTTGATAAGACATAACTCTTTTTGATTGTCTTATGACTTTATCGCCACTAGCTGTAGTTACATTTAAATTAACTGTAGATTTATTTGCGGTATATGAAACTGTACCTGATCCAGTTAAAGATTCATCAAAGAGACTATTCTTTGACATTACATTTGTACTATCAAAAATAGTAAATGGATTAGAAACTCTTAATCTTCCAAATGCATCATAAGCATTTGATCCATTTCCACCACCAATAACTGTGGGTTCAACATTTACGTTATTACATCCTTGGCTCATATTACCTCATTGTATACCAAGAAACTCTTTCGACTTCTTGTTTTAATTCTTCTTGAAAAGAAGTATTTAATTTATCTTTTAACGTTCTCAACGACTGAGAAATCTGTCTTTGGTTTTCCTCAGTATATGTTGGTGTTGGTTCTGGTATATTAATATCTACTTTAGCCATTATCCCCTCATACCATCTGGCTGTATGTCTGCTCTAAATGTTCCGAATCTCCAATTCTCATCAGTTGATGTATTTGCAATTCTTAAACTAGCAAATCTCGATCTTGCACGGGTATCTACTTTATCGGTAGAGCTATTTATTGTAAATGGACCTAAAGGTGAAGATGTTGCGGTGTCCGTTGGATAGTCTCTTAGATTAATTGTAATTTCAGCATTACCAGTTAATAATTTAAAATCAGGGACAAATCTTCTCATAGACATAAACATTTGACCATCACCTTCTATAGCTAAATCAAAATCTCCAGATTGAATAAATGCAGGTATAGCTGTTTTATTACCTAACGAATCTACCTCATTGTTTCCAATTTCATGTGCGTAATATGTTAAAGCACCGTTAGCTGCTGTTACACCTTGTATTGTTGGAAAGCTCGGTGTCCCTGATCCGTTGAACTTTGTTGCGTATGGGTTGTCGTATAATGTTGAATCAAACCAAGATGTTCTAGCTAGTGATCCTGTTGTCCAAGTGTTTTCTGTATAGTTATAAGTAACTACTCTATCTACACTTGATGAACCAGATTTCGGATAAAACCAACTGATCTCTTCATATAAATGATTGAGTCCTGCATAAACTATTTCACCTGAGTTGTAATTTATTCCAAGGTTATCTCCTTTATTTGTAAATACAAAATCTTCAACTAAACAAGGTAAGGATTTAACGGTACCATCAAATACAAAAAATCCTCCTGCTTGACCCATCCAATACACTCTTCCATTAACATATTTAATTGCATGTTGACCAATACCCCCACAATTACTTCCAACCTGTCTAATTGAAAATGTAAAAGGTGGTCCTACAAATTGCATAACATATGCAGAAGTATCTGTAAGAATTAATATATAATCTTTAGCTTTTACCGCTCCTACAATTTTAACACCAGAATCTAATCTAAATGTTCCTGCTGTATTAATTGATGTTGGTGTGTAATCAGAAATATCCTCTTGATCACTAAATCTTATAAACATTTTATCTTGTGTATTTTCACTACCAATTGTTGTTTCAGTTCCAAGTATAATTAAATGTCTATCTCTTTCAGATACAATTGACATCACTGATCTTGTCGGTGCTCCACTAACTTCTGTTGCTCTTGTTGATAGTGCTGCAGGTACTGCGGTAATTGGATCCCACTCAAATGTTTTACCATTTTTAATAGTTGCTATAAGTTTTTGTCCAAAATGATCTAGTGACCATGATGCGGGATCAAGAACAACATTGGATGTTCCTGAAGCTTCTCCCCATTCTCCAGAACTCCAAGTATCTGTTCCCCAACCATAACCATAAGTTTGATCTACCGGCCCTGGTTTAATATATGGATTAACTGTTGCAGCACCGCTTGCAGAAGTAGTAGCTGTTGCAGCAGAAGCCATAGTAACAGTAAATGTATCTGCATCGGGTACAGATATAACTTCAAATGTATTTGTTTCAAAATCATTAGCTACATATCCCGCACCTGATGGTGGTGTAACTGAAGTGAATGTAAATAAGTCTCCTGCTAATAAGCCATGACCTGTTTTATTTACAGTCACAGTTGCAGAAGTATTTGTTGTATCAAATGTACAACTGGTTAAAGCTGTATCTAAAGGTGTGATATCATAAAACGCACCTTCATAATAAATAATTAATGCCTTGTGAGTACCTATTGCTGCATATTTTCGACCATCTAAATCAGCCCAAACGAGTTGTTCTCTTGCAGCACCTACTAATGTTTGATCGGTAATTTGCTGCCATCCGCCTATTTTTTCAGGCAGGCTATATCTAAATCTAACAAAATCCCCATCAG